GTCACTGTGGATACTGGTCGCAGCACCAGATAGGCATCACCATTGAAGGAACGTAGTCTGGGGTTTTCTGCAACATAGAAATCTTCCAGCACCGCTGTGCCAGTCTTGGTGGTGCGATTGGGTATGCGCACCACGCTGCCGCTGCCTAGCTGCAGACGATTGCCAGCAAAATACAGCGCTGTGTTACTGCTGTTGCTGCCCGTAGCAGTCATGGTTGACGACATAGCCCAGTAGGTCAGCAGATAATTGCTAAGACTGGTGTTGCTGTTGGTGCCTGTGCCGGTGAAACTTTTCTGCCAGATCAGCCAGCTCAGTGACGTATCTGATGCCGTGGTTATTGTAGCACTTTTTCCGACCACACCACCATAACTAAAGCCAGTGCTGCTGCCACCATAAAATAAAGTACTGTATCGAGTCCAGCCCAGTGTGCTGGGACTGACACCGTTGGTGGGTGGCTGTGGATTATCGCCGAGCTGATACCAAAGTTCCAGATCCTGACCTGCGGTTGTTCGATTCAATGTACTATAGTAGGGAACGTTGGTGTTGGTCGACGTGTTGTTGCCTGTACCCACTAAAAATCTTATGTTAGTGACATGAGTTCTGCCAAAGGTAGGTACGCTCTGCACAAATCTGCTGTGTGTGCTGGCACTGCTGCCATAGGCAAACATCAGTCCCGCAGTTGATGTTATATAATAGGTGTAATTAGTGTAAAAATTAGAGGTTCGGTTGTAACAATAGGTAGCAACCTGCGATGTTATTGATATACAGGGATTGGGGTTGGTGTTGTTGGCCGTGGCATTGTAACCATCCTGTGGAAATCTGGCCAGCAGACCTGTGCTGGTATCGCAGGCCCGTGATCCAGGCACAAATCCACCTGCAGGATAATTGGTGCTGTCGATGCCCAGTTCCAGGAATGTGCTGACACTGCTGGCCGTGGCTATGGTAGATGATGTACGCCACTGAGTATGTGCGCGCAGCAACACCAGACCGCTGGTCTGTGGTATGGGCGCATCTAACTGAGAACTCGGCGGAATTTTCGTAAATGACACCGTGGCAGTTGAACTGCTTGGAATTGATGCACCGGGCCAGACCAGCGAAGACGGAGCCGAAGTTACTGGTGCTTCACCCCATTCCCAGTTAGGATTGTAGTTTGTACCACTGGTGGCGCCATATGGTTTAAAGTTTGGTGTAGGAAAGGTACTGGGTGTATATGCATCAAGAGTGCCCAGTCGATTTTTCGTCAAACCTGTGCGCAGTATGTAGGGGCTGGCGCTGTTTTCTGGAAAACTCATTTCCCATTTCATTCCACCGCGTGGAGAATTGTTCTGAATATCCAAACCACTAATCTCAGCCGCATAATTAGTTCCACCCGTGATTTTCACCATACCCGAAGTAACTGCTGCATATATCGAAGCACCACTGCTGTCTGTTACATAGTCAGCAAACTGAGTATATGCGCCACTGTAGGTGGCAAAATTGCCGCCGCCAGTGCCGCTTTCGCCCCATTGTATTGTGCTGACACCTATGCTGCCCAGGTTTGGATAGGTATTGGCCGTGGTCTGTGCAGGATGTCCAAAATTTACATAAATTGAACCAGGATATGCTTCGGGAAATTCTAGTTCCCAGATTACACGCACCAAGGCTCCGCTCTGATGATCGCCTTCAAAACGCACAACAAATGTGCGTTCAGGCGCTGTACCAAAGGTATTGTAATATACTGCACTCACCGACGTAACATTGTAGTAAATATATGTGTCAACATAACCAGCTATGTTGGAGTAGTTGCACAGATCCAGATGTGGTATTATGCCAGATAGGTAACCACTGCGAGTTATGGTCTGCGAACTGTCGTAGGCTATCCAGTTTCCAAAAGCCACACGACTATTGTGTGATACGTAGATTTTACTGTACGATGTACCGCCAAAGTATACGCCCCAGGGCGTGGTGATTTCATAGTATCCATTGGTGGTGGTGCCGCTGGTGCGAGACTTGGCTGCTCCCAAAGTACCACCGCCGGCCGCGCCCGCTGTGCCTCGCAGAGTCATGGCAGTACTATAACCTATTGTTGTCCCGGGATCTACGGTGGCGCGACCATAAGTACCATTGTAGTGTATGGTGAAATAACGATTAGGCGCAGACCCCTGAGTTCCCCAGTGCACTGATGCCAGATTGTTAAGATAATTTGGGTATACACCAACATAGGGTCCGGTAAATGGTCTGAACTTCGCGAACGTGTCAGTTGAACTATAGTGTGAGGGTGCACTGGTGCCACTGGCTATGAATCCACTGGCATGTACATAGAGCGTATTGGTGGATGTTGTTAAAAACTGCACAGGAAACGGTGTGGGTATGTCGATGCGCCAGGCACGATCTGTGCCATAGGCTCCTTGAGCTGTAGCGTTTATTGACGAAGCGTTGCTGGTGGTTGCGCTATAGGTTAAAGTGGTGCCAGATATTGTAGTTAATACATAACTACCGCCAAGTGCAACTCCACCAGGAATAACTTCATAGGTAGACGTGGCAATACCAGGAACTGAACTAACCTGAGTAAACAGGCCCCGCAGTGGTTTGATTACCGTCAGTGTAGATGTTGAAAGCTGATTGATTTCTGTGAACAGAGAATTCACACCTACTACGCTGGTGCTGCCGCTGGTGAAGGTAAAATCACCAGTGAGTATGTAATTGTCTAGATACAGCAAAGGTTCAGGCTGCCCTGACTCCACAATAGGTGCTGTGGTTTCTGTGCTGACCAGCAGATCAGATCTGAACCGTGTTCCAATGCCACTGACATACAACAGATATTCTGGCGCCACGGGTGTCTGTGACGCTATGGTTGCAGTACCAGTTACAGCCAACTGACGTATGGTCAGCACCGAAGTATTGTATTCGTAGATGGGGTTCAGTCCCACATCCTGACCTGTAACACGTCGCCAGACATTGTTGGGTTCAATCTCTGCTGCAAACAGTGTTGATACACCGGTAAGAGTAATAGTAGAACTAACATCTACAGTAGCAGCACTGATGGTACCGGTAATGCTGGTCACTGGCATGCTGTAACTTACAATATCTCGATTAGTAGTTGTTACACTGGTGGTTATATTGACGCTCACAGTTCCAGTAATGCTGGTATAGGTTATGGTTTCTTCTAAAACCTCGCCAGTGTCGGTGATGCCCTGCAGTGCAAAAGTAACGTTCTCGCCGCCATAGATATACCCTGCATCATAGGAAACAACCGTGGTGCCAGCAGTAACCAAGTTGGTGGCACTGGTACCGGTTCTGCCATAGCCCAGACGATCCCAGGTATATCCTGGAACAAGATAAAAACTGTTGGATGAAGAAAATAAACTGACCTGCGATTCCAATGCTGTAGATCTTACAAACTGTGTCGCAGAACTCACTGACATGCTGGTGCTGTTGTCCAGCAAAATTTCTCCAAATAGATTACGACCACTGGGGTGCAGCTGTTCCAGCACAGCATCCTGCCAGCGACTTAAATCAATGCGGGTACGCACAACATAGCTGAATTTTTGCCAGTAGAAACTATCCTGTATGACCTGGTCGGCACTCAGCAGACTATCAGTACCACGCTGACGTCCTGGTAATACCTGCAGTTCTTTGGTGTTCTGCACCACAATCTGGCTGCTGACATCGTTGACAAAATCATGGTATACTGCAGTAATGGTTTCAGAGCTGCTGAAGGTTCCAGACAAAGTTCGATTCTGCAGTCTGAGATCCCAGGCTCCGTAGCTGTTCACAACTTCTTCTACCACGGCTGTGGCATTGCTGCTGGTACCAGTAATCTCCACAGCCGTTAAATGTCTGGGATCACCAGTAACAGCATTGACGCGCAAAATTTTTTCAATATACCAATCAGCATTGGAAGTTTTGAACAGCTGGTTACCAGGCAATGCAATGCTGATTTCATCGTCAAAGAATGCACGGAAAAAATAACGAAAACTTTCTTCGCTGCCCTTGCTTAAATAGAAATCTCTGAAATGTTTGATCAGTATGCTGCGATCCAGCGCAGCAGTCTGCGGCAGATGCGGAGCATACATGGTCAGGAACTTTGTAGCCAGGCTGGTAGCTGCAGTATCAATATCAGCATCGAGCTGCAGATTTTGAATAACATCCTGTGCATTGCCTGCCTGTTCCAACCATTCAAAATACTTGGTGACAAAAATAACAAACAACGGATAAAATTCCTGCACATAGTCAGGAATTTGATCTGGCAATAGATCAGTAATTTTTTTATTTAGACTCATGTATTTGTTCCTATGGTATTGACAACAATACCATTGACAAGATTGGCTATAGTATCGGTTGTAGAATCATCTAACAGCAATACTTCGTTGTAGGTTGGCACCACATCGTCATCATCTTCTTGTTGGTCAATGCTGATTCTGACATTGTTCACGGTTCCAACATAGCCCAATACGATCATGTTGGTTATGTTGACTACACCGGTGGCATAGTTTACTGAACCAATGTTGGTCTCAACCAAACTACCGTCTGACATGCTAACCAATCTTAAAGTTCCAGTTCCTGATGCCGTGGGAGGCATGGTGTCAGGCAAGTCGCGTACTTCAACAGTATATATTACACCTTCTCGGCTGGTTACAAATCTGGAACTTCTTACGCTGCCTGGTACAATTTTTACTGGATACTGTAGTGAACCTGTGAAGATTGTATCATTGATGTTGGCGACAATGCGTTTCTGCAGGCTTTTGTTGATGTTTACACTTAGAATACTGTCATCAAGATTCATGATCTGTTCATGCAGCTGCGATTCATAGTATGTCTTGTTGAACTGACGCAGGCTGGATTCCACAAAACTGGATACCTTGTCATTGACCAACGAACTAATCTGCTGTGCACTGCGATTGGTGCCAGCTGTGGTGAATCTCACCAGGATATCAAAAGCCAGATAGGTATATTCTGGATCAACAAAGGCATGTCGCATGGTGACCAGACTATGTGGTCTCAGTATGTCGCGTATGATGCGAGTCTTTTCATCGGCAGTAAGAACATAACCAGCCTTGGGAGCGATACTGATATAGACAATGCCGTATTCTGGTGGATCGTTTTTCTCACCACCCCAGACGTTCACACTGCGAGCCGCAGGCAACTGACGCAGAATTAAATCAATGTAGTCCTGATCGGTCACAGCACGATTCTGCGATGTATAGGCAGTCAGTGCATTGAATCTGATGTCGTCTGCAGACTCTCGATCGCTGCCACCCACGGGTTTACTGATGGTGGAAATACTTCTATCGCCCGAGGATTCTCCGGCTATGGTGTTGGTGGTCCAGGTCAGAGTTAAATTTCCAGCTATGTTGCCGGCCGCGCCGTCGCTGGTGATGTAGGAAATTCTGACAATATCACCAGCACCCAGATTACGACCAATTACACCATCGCCAAAATAAATCTGATAAAATCCTTCGGTGTTTTCTTCCAAGAAAAATACATTGCTGTCTGCACCAATGTTGACTACATTGTCCACCAGAGTGTAGCTTTGACTGTAACTGCTGGTACCAGCATACTGTACTGCGACCTGTATGGTGCGAGTATCAACATTCTGATTGGGTATGACAAATTTATTGGCTGGTGAGTTACCAGTGCCAGCAGTGTAGAAATATTCTAACTGACGACCCTGATATATTTTAACTTTTTCAAAGGTATAGGCTCCATCCACTGGAGTAGTCACATAGGCATCAACATTGTAGAATGACAATGTAGTACCATCAACTATGGTGTTGAACAGTTTATATCTGTCCAGCGTAAGGAAATTTGGTGCGCCTGGAACATTCTGCAGTGTAATGTTGATCAGGGCTTCAGAACTGCGCACACTGCGTGGAGTATAACCCAGCTGTTTGGCCAGGCTTACTACACTGCTGCGTTTGATGGCAGTGTCCATGAACATTTCATTGCTCACCATGTTGGCCAACACAGCATTGTAGTGTGTGTTGTAGGCCAGCAGATCCAGCAACACGCTCAAATTACTGGCATCAAAATCATAGTCAGTAAAGGCAGTCTGGGATCTCAAAAATGTCTTGAGATTGTCCTTGATGGTATCAAAATCTAATTCGGTTACTCTGATGTTGGCCATTATCGTACTCGGGTAAATGTTGTTGTGAAGACCCCAGGCTGATTGGTGTTGCGTATCTTATACTCTATCTGTATGAACATTTCATTACGATCTGTAGAACTAATCTGTACATCGGTCAGTTCTACACGAGGTTCAAATTTAGTTATGGCATCACGTATGGCTCGTTCAGCTATGATTCTGTTGACAAAATCATTGGGCTCAAACAGCATGTTGTGAATCTGACACCCCAGTTCAGGAGCAAAAGGTCGTTCATAATGACGTGTATGGATCAGATTGCGCAGAGCTCCGCGTATGGCGTTGTCGTCAGTCTTGCTGGCAACATCGCGAGTACGCGGCGTAATGGCAAAGGCAGCGTCTAGGTCAGTAAAGGTTCGGGCTCGTCGGGTCATTTTATTATTTATCCTCCGCAGAACACATTGGGCGAACCTTCTGCCACAGCAGTGCAGGCGCTGATGGCGTCACCGATGCGTCCTGCGCCCCGACCATTGACTCGCACTGTAGCAGACCCTGCGGCTATGGGTGCAGCGTGTGATGGGCAGGGAGCGCCTGGTAAAAGATGAGGGTCATTGTTGTCGCCCTGACGACTCCAGGGAATACCATTGACCCGTACATTGGGTGAGCCCTGAGCTCGATGTGGGACCGAACAATGAAGTAAATCGGCGTCGCCTATTCTGGTGGCAGCTGGCATGATTGTGTCCTGTTATCGTTGACTTCGTTCGCGTCGCATGAGTTCCTGAAATCTGGGCAACCAGCTTTCAATCTCGTCATGTTGTTCTGCAGTATGTGGTGGTTCGGGAAAATATGGTTTAAACTTGATGACATGATCAAATTTTTCAGGTATATCTTCCCAGCGTTCATAGCTACGCTGTTCTCCGTTGACTATGAGTACAAATTCTGATTTCATGGTCGGCTCAGATCGCAGAGATAAAGTTTTAACTGACCATCTGGACCGCGTGCAATAGTGTGATCCATGAAGGTAGCCACCTTGGGATAACCGTTGCGACCTTCTATGGGTCGATTGCCACGGGGATTAAAACTGGCATGCACCCAGCCCTGATAAACGCCACCAAAGGTTCCATATTCCAGCAGCAGCTGATCATAGGCTACATTGTCACGAATCCACAGAGCAGCATCATACAGTGCTGCTGCAGCCAGGCCTCCGCCAAACTGCATGTCTGCGGCCAGACCCATGCCATGCTGTGCTTCGGCTGGTCCAAATCTCAGACTGCTGGTCAGTGTCATCTGCGGAAAACGTTTCTTGATAGGCTCCAGTACATTGACACAGAGTCCACGCAGATTGTCCAGCAGTTCAGCCTTGGTTAATCCATTGGCACTGCGCTGACTAGAAGACCAGAATGCAATATTCTGTGGTCCTGACGAATTGCCAGCCTTGACAACATCACCCAGTCTGAAGTTAGCACTGAGCTGTATACTCATGGGCGTTTCTTTGTAGTCAACAAATTCACCAAGTTTGTAGGGCGTGGGCGCGACAATTCTGGGTTTGTTGGTGTCAGAACGTTTGCAGCCAGCCTGAGCAATCTGCTTGCCACGATCAACATCTTCCTGTGCTTTTTTACCGCTTTCTACATCTTTTTCCTGCTTCTGTGGATCATCACCACCGTCGCCCTGACTGCGTTCTTCTACAGTGTTGTCACAGGCCACGCGATCCAGATCTGTAAGTGGATTGTTGGTGGGTGCACCCTCGCTCAGAGCATCCAGACCCGAACCTGTGGCTGACGCAGCCAGGCCATCGTTAAAGTCAATGATGCTGCCATCCAGTGCCATGTTGCCACCGGACTTGATGTTCATGGTTGACGCAGCCTGCAGATACATGTTGCCACCGGCCTTGATGTGAAAATCATCTTCAGCCTCCATGAAAACATTCTTGGCACGTGTGTTGAGATTACCGGCTACATTGATCACTGCATCATTTTTAACATTTATAGTTGTTTTACCCAGAACTTCAATTTCTAAAACATCTCGTGCCTGTAGTCTGGTGGCATTGTCCACAGTAACATCATAGTCACCTTTGATGTAGACATGATTGTTGCGCAGAAATACTCCGTAGTGATCGCCAACGACGCGCTGATGCCAGGTACCGTTTTGATCTATTTCTACAAAGGTTCCAGTGCGATGATACAGATGCAGACGCTGACGATCCGGTGTATCATCCATTTCAAAGACATGACCACTTTCGCTTTCAATGACATGATTGTGTGGGTAGCGTGCACAGTAGGCTGATTCGGGCTCATCCCAGCTGCCGCCATTGGCTTTGCCTATGCTCAGAGACCGTTTATCGTTCTTGGTTTCTACTATGGTACCCTTGGTGTCGCCTGTGGCCAGCTTGTTGGTGTCAGGACGATCAGTATACTCACAGGTAGGATACACACTGTTGGGATCTTTGAAGGCGTCGGGATGACCTAATTTAGGGTCATTTAAAATTTCCGTAGGCGGTGTTGTCTGAGGATCTGGTTGTGCAGTATTGGGGCCAGGTTGGCTAGGCGGTACCTGTGGCTGAGACTGTGTCTGACCCAGCAGTTCAGCTACACGCACACCACCCGGAGTTGCGCCCACAGTATAGGCTGGTGAATAACCATTGACAATGGCCAGTATTTTTCTACCATAATCAAATCTGCGAATGTCGCCGCCGCCACCCACCATGCTGGTTACCAGTATGTCGGCATTGGCCTGCGATGTTGGTGGATAACTTACGCCGGTAAGCTTCATGGCTGTGCCGGACTGTATGCTGAGTTTCATGAAGGCCGCTGTGGCGTTGGCTGCATTATCAGGATCCAACAACAGGTCAGGATTGCTGACAAATCGTTCGTCGCCATAGGCTAGCTGGCTCAGACGACTGTACAGACTCTTGCCTGTAAATTGTATGAAACCACGTCCACGATATTTAAATCCATCGCCGACCTGAAAGTGTTTGAAGCCCTCGGGCTTGCTGCGGTCTGAACAGGTCACGCCATACATGTGGTCAAAGAACTCTACATCGTTTTGTTTAATGCGATCCCATTGTTCAGGTGGAAACTTCTGTAGTCTGGCATTGCCAAATACTTCGACAATGCGAGCATAGGGGGTTGTACGATAGCTAATTTCTGCTATGGTTTTTCCCTTGGACTCTTTGAGTGCATTGGCCAGTACTGCTGCTACAAAGTAATGATTGGTAATGCCCTGCTTTTTACAGGCCAGTACTATTTTTTCCAGATTCTGCTGAATTGCCTGATTTGTTGGTGCTGGTTTGGCTACTGTGGAGTTAGATGAGTTGGTTATTATGGGATTGCCACTGCCATCTTTGACTACATTGCCACTGCCGTCTCGCAGAACATTGTCGCTGTTGTTGGTGACATTGCCTTCCTGTGCACCGCAGCTACGAGTCTTGTCAGGCAAACCTCCCATGGTGCCCAGAATCATAGGCTGTTGTTTGTCCTTGCCATCCATGAAGAAGCCTATGACCCAACTGCCTTCCAGAGGTCCTATTGGAGCAGATCCTTTGCCGCTGATGCCTGCACTGGTTATGGGCTGCATGGGTACTGCCCAGGGCAGGTCGCCAGTGGGTAATACTTCTTTGTTGTCAATATGATATCCCAGAATGCGCACACGGCATCGGCCAATCTTTTCTGGATCGTTGCGATCTTCAACCACACCAATCCACCAGTAAAAACCGTCACGGGCAAAAATATTATCGTTCATTGTTTTTCCTTGCGGTACGAATCCTTGACCAGCTCCATGATCATCATGTGTTTAACCAGAGTTATTTTATGTCTGATGGCAGTAACCAGATACAGCCCACTGTACAGCGGATCTTCACCGCTCTTGGCAGTGTCACTTTGATCTCTGGGGCTGGCATCAGGATAGCTTAGATACACCACAGATCCAATTTCAGCATCAGTGCGGCCCGGCACAGTAATAATCAACTTAATGTTGTCTAGTTCGTGCATGACACTGACGCGGCGTGGCAGTGTTTTATCAATGATGTCATTGGCATTGGTTTCCAGATCGCTGTAGAGTTTTTCATGTTTAGGATAAAAATGAGTCAGCACACTGGGACCACGCAGTGTGCTGGGAGAAAACGGAGCCTGAGCACCACCACCAATGTCTTCTAAATGTTTGTACTCGCCATAGCTGGCAACATGATCATAGTCAATGACTTCATACTTCTTGGTGATGACATCCAGTGTTACCAGACGATTGGCATAATATCCATTGGCAGTATTCTTAAAGGCATTAAAGTTTTCAACAATTTCCAGCTCTTCAATCTTGCGATATTCTTTTTCAATGTTTTTAGTATAGGTAGCTGCAGCTGGATCAATAAGATTATTGGGCGTATACTGGTACTCATGATATATGCCTTTGTCGTTGGTGGCTATGTCAATGATGGCTTCTATGTTGGCAAAATAAAAAGCCTGTGTGGTTTCATAGAACAAATAGCCAGGCGATTTTAAATTTTTAGGCAAAGTACGAGCCGCTAACCAGTTGATGCAGTGCGCAGCACTCCAGCCTGGACTGGTAAAAGATACTTCATTGTCAGGTTCACCAACAATGATCAGTGGCGTAAACTCGTCTTCATTGCCTGTGTTTCTGGGTACAGCCAGACGCTCTTTGTAGATTTCCTGCACTATGTCAGATACTGGTCCACGGAAATGAGAATAAACTGGAGCCAGCATATCAATGAATAATTCGGTGCTGCAGAAGTGCAGTATGTAGCTCTGTGTACCAGTATCCTGAATCATCATGCGATTGGTGATGCTGTAGACTTTAAAGGTCTTGTAGATGATCTGATTCAGACTTGGTGTACGTACTTTGATTCTGATGTACTCGTTGCCTACAATGGGAAACTTGGTAACAAAGTTACCAGCATCAATCAACATTATGTTGCCATACAGACCATTTTTATACATGTCCTCAAAAATATTCAGTTCAGCCACCAGCTGACGTACGTCTAATTCTTCGTCGCTCTCTTTAATAATTTTAACTTCATCGACTCGTACATCACCCGCGGTCTGTATGCTGTCATCAATGTTATCTGCCATTTAAACTTCCCTTGAAGCTGTTGACAAAGGCTGGTAAAAACTGAGGTTTGATGATGTTGATACGACGCTTGCTTTCATTAATGGCTTCTTCATAATCAAAATAACTTACAGGATACTTGGTACCAGCATAGCTGCTGTGTACTATTTCATCATCGTCATTGATATAGTGTTTCACTGCATCGACATTTTCAATGCTGTATTTACGTTTGATATAATTTCTCAACATGGCTGAACTCATGGGCCAGTCAAATCTGGGATCTATGATGTTGTTGGTTATGAGTATGGTCCAGTGGTAATAACTTTCATTGTACAATTTATCAGCCACGATCTCTGGAGTCTCACCTTCCAGTATGTCGTATTCATCATAGATTAAACTGGTCTCTAGATTTTCCTGCAGGGCTTTGACACGACGAAATATATCAGTGATGGCAAAGGTTGTATTGCCACCATCCAGACTATAGTTAATCACTGGAAACGCTTTAAAATACATATCAGAATCCTTTGTTTATGCGTTCTTTGGTCAGTATTTCCAGTTCTACAAATCTAAGTTTCATGTTGATCTCAGTAGCATATCCATTGCTAAAACTACCAAACTGTTGACCACCATAGTCCACTGTCATGTTCTGCAGCACGCAGGTACTGATGTTGAACAACGTTGGATTGGGTGATTCATTGAAATAATATACTATGTTGAACTGACTGGGATAGATGTAGAATAATCCCTGTTTAGATAATTCAGGGTGCATGTGAAACTTAAAAGCCTGGATGATGCGCCAGACTTTTTCTGATTCCTTGGGTGTGCGTGGTACAAACTTATAATTAAAATCAAACGTTCTGGGTTCTACGTTTTTAAATACTTGTTCACGAAATGGATTCATGGCCGTGCCTGTACCTATGCTGGCCATGGCTTTTAAATCTAAATCTGTGGCACCTATGGCATTGGTGATTTGTGCTGGTACCTGAGCTACATTGAGCAACATGGCTCTGGCTGCTTCACCACCAGAACTCAGCATACCACTGTCCACAGCCGATGTACCGCCGGCTATGAATCCAGCCAGACTACCCATGTCCTGTGCCTGATAGTTTACACCATAGGTAACACTGGGACGTTCCTGTACTGCCAGCATTATGGCTTTGTCAATTCTAAAGGTCTTGTCGGGTTCAAAGTAATTGGCTGCTGCTGCGCCCACGGCTGCACCAGTAAGTCCACCAGCCACAGTGCCCAGAGCTCGTACCGAACTAGGAACATTCTTGGCAAACAGGCCTGTGAGTTTGCTGGTAGCGCTGGCACCCACCTTGGCACCTACGGCAGCTGCACCAAGTGTCAACGCAGTGTTCGTGTTTTCACCCACACGTTCTGGGTTCATGCGCTGTTCTTCGCCAGTGTTGACTTCCAAGGTTTTGTAAGCTGCCTTGTATTTACTCTTACCGCGTATGTTGATAAAAAACCCCAGATAATGCTGCATGTCGGGTGCAGCAGCAGTGCCAGTTTTTTCTGGATAGGTCATTTGTTCAACATCGTATTTGAATATTACACCGTTGTTACCTTTGACCTGACCACCGCGCCCGCCAAGGCTGGTGGCATTGGCCTGGTTGGCACTAAAAATGCCATTGATAGTTCCGCCCTGAGCGTTGACATCAGCCATAAATAGTTTTG